CATTGATAGTCAAAGTCGTTGATCCATTTGTCAGAGAGATCTTGTCCTCTGTCAAAATTTCAGTCGTACCGTCAGATCTGATAAGAGTATATCTTTCTTCATCAAATGGTAAGAATACTTCATTGTCTCCCGCGTTGATTGCGGCAGTAGAGTTATCTGAAATATTAGTAGTGTATTGTCTTCTGATTGTAATATCAGATCCTACAAGACTTACATCACTAATATTGAGTTTAGGTAAGGTACTGTATAATGCTTCATTACCAGCAATATTACCAGACCCAGGCCCACCAGAAGCCTTAGTTGAGATTAATTTTAAGTTTTGAACAGTCTCTGATGATGTTGGAAGAGCACCGTTACATACACCATTTACAGTTGTGACAGCCTCAATATCAAAATTAGTTGTTGCAACACTAACAACTCTACCAAAACTTTGGATGTCGAGTGAATCTCTTGAATAACTGACAATATTACCTACGGTAACAATTCCAACAAAAGTAAATCCAGCGTCAGCAGGGATAGAAACTTTTGACTGAGAACCACTTGCTGCTGCAACATTTGCAGAGCCAAAATTACGAACAGAATCTTGAACAAGGTCTCCAGTAAATGTATTCGCAGTACCTACAATACCATGGACAGATTTTACATCAGATAATGAATAATTAGTATCATCTGTTACGAATCTTGCATCATCCAAGACTCCATTGAAGAGGAGTCTCTCACCTTTATGGAAGTTTCCATTGACACCATAGGCAGTGAGTGCCGTTCCTGCAGAAACATTGTACTTCAGAAATCCTGTTGCACCACTCGACTCACCTTTAATATGAGTCGATGTTGTAAGGGTGACAGCTTCATTTAGCGATATGTCAGAGTATGTTTGAACGTCAAACAATGAGAGGTCCCATTGATTGATGTTAGGAATACTTGAGTCATAAGAACCAGACTCAAGAGCAAAATCATATACTCTAGCAACACCAATTTCTTTTCCTGCTGCAGCCAGTTGATCAGAACCTACTCTTTCACTTCTTAAACTTAATGATCCGTCTGTATTAATACCAATACTCGCAGAACCATAAACTCTATTCAATGTCAGAGTTGGTCCAAAACCAAAGTTTACAGCCTGATTTTTATTAGTCTTCTTTGTTCTTGGTTTGAAGAAGTCAATCAGTGTAGGGGCAATTGTCTCTACCTCATATCCTTTAACATATGCTTTACCAGGACTTACCTTATAGATACCTAGATTGTCATTTGGTGTTTGACCATAATCGGTGGTTTGACCCTCTTCAAATATACCTCTGTTTCCTTCGTTATCGTTTAGACTATTTCTAACAGTTGTTCTGAATGCCCTTACATAATAGTGTCCTGACTCATCGAAAGTCCTTCTTGCAAACTCATCACCAATAAAGTTATAGTCAGTATTTGTATTTACAAGTCTAAGTACACCATCCTTGACTTCAGACAACTGAACAAAATTTGCATCTTCAAAATTGTCTAGTGACTTCTTAGCAAGATATGTGCCAATTTTTAATCTATCTGCACCAGGAGCAGTGTAATTATTGAAACCTTGAGCATTATCTGCGAGATTTGGATCAATATCTGAAGATACAATTTCTTCAATAACATCCAAACCAACCCTGTAGGAAGGAGTATTACTATACTGATCAAGAATAAGAGTCTCAGCACTTACATTGACAAAGTGCCCTCTTAAGAAATATACACCATCAGAAATGTTGAATGACGAGCCAACGATAGGTGCATTTGATGGGATAGTGGTTGCAAAACCTTCACCTGCTGAGATAAAGGTTGATGCATATGTAATATTCTTACTTGTTAATAAAATTTCTCCACTTAAGAAAGTACTTACCTCTTCGTCAGAAGTTGCGGAGTTCTCATAGTTAAGATATAGAGTATATACACCTCTTTCCGATTCTTCGTTTGTAATATATTTTACGACTTTTGCGGTGACACCAGAAGTAGCACCAGTAATTGTTGTATTGAGAATTTGGTCCAGGTAGATACCAACAGGAATACCTAAGAATTCTGGTTCAATTTGAATACCATAATAATCCTTAATATAAGTCAGATCACCAGGAATAACCTTCGCACCTTCTTTGAAGAAATGGTTACCCATTTGTTCAACTTGGTTTTGCAGAATAGACTGCAGACCAGTCAGTTCTCTTGCTTGAACTGGGAAACCAGGTTTAAATAAAACCTTGTAATAATTCGACTGCGGATCAAAGTCGTCAAAATACGGAGCGACATTGAGATTAGTTTCCTGTGGCATATCTCTTAGAATTGCAAGATAACTTTAACGTCTTCTTTCTGTGAAGCTGATCTAGTAACTGAAGGTCTGTTGTCAACATAAATGATGTCACCAGAGTACTTGTCAGACTCTGGATTAGAGACTCCTTTAGTGAAGTCCTGACCCAGGTAGTAGGTACGATTATTTATTACCGTTGAGACACCCGTAAAAGCACCGTCAATTTGAAGAGTATTACCAGCTGTAGGAATAATATCTACAGTACCACCAGTTACGGGGTCTGCAGTGAACTTTAATTGTTCGAATCCATACTGAGGTGTGGTAAGTTTTGTACCATCAGTATTGAAACCAGCAGTTCTTCTGTCCTGCCAGTACTTTAAGATACCAGTTTGTTGATCGTATGAAACAACTCTACCAACAGCTGTTGAACCAAGACCAACAGTTTGAGTTACAAAACTATCAGCGGTAAATTTTGCTTCACTGTATCCAGTACCAACTAACTTAAGTGCATATACTGAACTTGCTTTATCAAGTGTTAAATTAGTTGTAGAATTATAGGCCTTTGGATTTTTGACAATACCAACTTGTGCAAACTGGTTACCAGTGATGAAATCTGGGTTCTGAGTATCGTTTTCAAATCTTGCATAAGAGAGAACATTATATGCACCCAACTCACGATAAATGTCAGCACCATGACCGCCACCAGGAGGAATGATTACATCAAATACTGGAGCAATTGTTCCTGTAGGAACACCACCTCTCTCAAGATCTAGTGTACCGAATGAATATCCTTCACCACCTCTTGATACAGTGACGGATTGTACTTTAGAGTCATTGTTGATAACAACAGTCGCTTCAGCACCTCTACCATCACCAAGAATAGGAACTCTTGTGTAAGTTACATTAGCTGTTCCAATACCAACACCACGATTTCTGATCGTGACGATTTTTAACTGACCACTTGTACCTGCATTTTCTCTAACTGATTGGTAAGATGCATTAGTGTCCCAGTCAGTTGGAACGGCAATATAATTCGTAGAATCAAACTTAATAATTTGATTTGGTTTGATAGTATAAAGATATTTCCAAATATAACCATCACCACTACTTCCAGCTTCTCTTGGTTCTAAGTCAGTGAAATTAGGTTCATCTAGAGAAGGACCACCTCTAAAACTATTCTCTGGATTTGCGTTATTGAAGAGACAAATATAAACCTTATACTCACTATTCATTACATAGAAATTGGAGTCATAGATGTCAAATGCTCCAGATGGTTGAGAAGGATTATCTCTGTCAATATCATTTCTCCACATGTCGTATGTGGTACCTGATTGCCAAGAAATCTTTCTTACAACCTGACTTACATCACCACTGTTGATCTTTTTAAGGGCCAACATAGTATCCCAATAATAATTGGAATCATCTAAACTATCCTTTGGTGCAGGAGGAGCAGTATTCCAATCACTCTGAAACTCAGGAGCATCTGGAAGACCAATCCAAGCATAATAGGAATTAGAAGAATCTTGTACAGAATCTACAAAATTCTTCGCATTCAAAATACGCAGTTGATCAGTAATTATCGCAGCCATTTGTTAGAGGACTTTTTTCTTATTTATTATGATAATGTAAGGCTTGTAGAACCAATACCAGCCACATTAAATGTGAGAGTTGTTCCAGAGAATGTAATCTTTACAGCCTGAGTAGATGCAGCACTTACAAATCCACCAATTGCAGTAACAATTCCAGTATTATATTGGTTCGTTGCAGTGACCATCCCTAATGTGGATACTCCAGAAACCACTAAAGAATCTGCGCTGATATTTGAGTTACCTCCTACCGTGTAAATGGTATTACCCATTCCAGCATGGACTGTACACTGATAGAAGAGTTTCTCAGGTGCATCCATAGGAACCCTGAATGTCACAATACCAGCAGCTGCACCATTATTTTCTACACCAGTATTGTATGCTGAACCTCCATTTGATCTTCTAATCTGGAATGGATGAGCAGCTCCTACATTAATTTCAAATTCATATTTGTTACCCTTCAACAGATAAAGTGTTGGTTGATTTGCGGTTTGAGTAAAACCAATACCAGTAAATGTGTAGTTACTTGAACCATTATTTGAAACAACCCATTTCGCATCTGTTATTTCAGAACCATTACCATAATATGTTGCTCCAGTTACAACACCAAGAGTACTAACACCAGATACTACTAATGAATCTGCAACAATGACATCAGTTCTAGCAATACCAATAAGGTTAGCACCATTACCGTAATATGTTGCTCCAGTTACAACACCCAGAGTGCTTACACCAGAGACCACCAAAGCACCAGCATTAACGTCACCAGAGAACGACGTTGCAGTACAAACACCAGTTATACTTACACCAGCACCAGTTGTCTCAAATACTGTTGAGTTTGCATGTTTAATCTTGACACTTCCAACCTTATCATTGATGATACTACCTTCAGTGTCATCCTGAATTATCTCTAACTTACTATCAAAAATAATAGCTCTATCTGCTGGCATGAGTATGGAACTACCCATGGTGACAACACCATCAAATAATGAT